ACTGGTAAGCAGCAAACACATGTGATTCCTGCATTATATCATGGAACACACTTGTTAAAAATTTATGCCACAGCAGTTATTAATGGAATAGAGATTAAAAGTAATGAATTGTTATTTGATCTTTTGTGCATCGAAGAAGGTGCAACTACACCAATGATTGCATCTGCATATAGCAAAACATCTGTAACTCAAGGTGAGTTAGTTGAAATTCCATTTATTGTTTATGACCCATCAAATATGAATGCAGAAATTACTTTGACAATATCACAAGGTGATGAAGTTTATCATACTGTTCCAAGAACAGTTGATAGAACTCGTCAAACATGGAGTACAAGAAATTATCCAGTTGGTCAGGCTACTTTTACAATTACATATGGAAATATCAATAAACATCATGAAATTACTGTTATTAAAAGTGATATTGACGTTTCTGTAAAAAAAACAGATTTGGAATTCCAGCTTAAAGCAGCTGGTAAGTCTAACAGTGATAATGACCGTGATACTTGGACTAGTGGTGATGTAACTACTACATTTGAGTATATTAACTGGGAGTCTACTGGTTGGGTCAATGATGAAAATGGTGATACGGCATTGAGATTATCTGGTGATGCAAAAGCCACAATTAATTTTATGCCATTTAAATCTGACGCAAGAACGACTGGCAGAACAATTGAAATGGAATTTGCCATTAGAGATGTTAATAATAGAGATGCCGTTGCAATTTCTTGTTTGAGTGGTGGCATTGGTTTTACTGTTACTGCTGATACTGCGACATTGACAAGTGAACAGACAAAAATTAGTTGTAACTATACCGATGAAGAAAAGATTAGAGTTGCATTTGTTATTGAACCAAAATCTGAATATAGAATGATGAGTGTGTATTTAAATGGTGTTCTTTCTGGTGTAAAACAATATCCTGATACTGATAATATGCAGCAGAATCCTACTGTTAATATTACTGTAGGATCTCCATATTGTTCTGTTGACTTGTATACTATTAGATCTTATAATGCGGCGCTTATTACATCTGAAGTTAGAGATAATTATATTGCTGATGTTGCAGATATTAGTGAAAAGTTAGCTCTATACGAGGATAATAACATTTATGACGACTTTGGCAGCTTAAGCTTCTCTGCATTAAAGGATAAAATCCCCGTGTTAGTTATCACGGGCACTTTGCCAACTTACAAGGGAGACAAGAGAAAAGTTACTGTATCTTATACTGATCCATTAAATCCAAGTTTAAATTTTGAAGATTCTGCAAATATTGATGTTCAAGGTACTAGTTCAGCAGGTTATGTACGAAAGAACTGGAAGATTAAAACATCGGAACCACATATCCTTGACTTAAATCAAGTTGAAACTAAAGTTCTATGTTGGAAAGTTGATTATGCAGAGGCGACTGGTACACATAATACTGGTAATGCAAACTATGCTCATATTTTCTATGGAGATGTAAAGACACCGCCTCAAGAAGATGATGATAGAGTTAGAACCACAATTTATGGTAGGCCATGTGTTATTTTCCACAAGGCTGATAGTGGTTCTGAACCTGTATTTTATGGAAAGTCAAACTCTAACGTGGATAAGGGTGGCGAAGAGGTCTTTGGTTTTACTGAAGATTATCCAGATGCACAATGTGTTGAATTCTGTAATAACGATGCTGCCGCATGTAAGTTCCAAGGGCCAATTCCTGACGATTGGGGAGACGAATTTGAGTTCAGATATCCTGACGGACATAAAGATATTTCTTCTTTCAAAATAATGCATGATTGGGTTGTTAGCACTTGGCAAGATGGTGCTACTGGTGATGTATTGGCAGATGTTTATATTGGATCAGACGGCAAAAGCTATACTAATGACACAGCAGAGTATAGACTTGCAAAGTTTAAAAAAGAGTTTGCCGAATATTTTGATTTTGACTTTATGTTGATTTATTACCTATACACTTTTGTAATTCTCATGGTTGACCAGAGAGCTAAAAATATGTTCCTAACTACTTGGGACAAAAAGCACTGGCAAGCATGGCTTTACGACAACGATACATGTTTAGGTATCAATAACGTTGGTGAGCTTGTTTTTGACTATTATCATGAAGATCATGACACCGATGGAGATAAATATGTTTATAACGGTGCGGAAAGTGCATTGTGGGTAAACTTTAGAGAATCTTTTGCAGATGAAATTAAAGAATTATATGCAGAATGGCGTAAGCACGAAGGCAAGCCAGAAGATCTTGTATCTTATGATACGGTTAAAAGTCTGATGTCTTATGATAATATTATTGAATATTTTATTACTCGTCAGTCCGACAGATGGTCTATATCTGTATACAACGAAGACGCAGACTTTAAGTATATTAGTATGTTGCGCTCAGATAACAACTCAAGATATCTTTTCCAGGTTAGAGGTACTGGCGAAGAACACTTAAAATATTTTGCAAAGAACCGCTTAATGTATTGTGACTCAAAATGGAATGCTGGTTATTATCCTGACGATAGAATTATACTGCGTCTTTATACGCCAGACGGCGATTTAGCAGTTACGCCAAATCACAATATAACTGTAACTCCATATTCTAATATTTATGCAGGCGTAAAATATAATGCTAATGGTACATTGCAACAGCAGAGAGCAGAAAGAAATGAAGAGGTCACATTTAGACCATCTGCAGACTCTGAATTTGGTGATACTGATACATATATTTATGGCGCATCAGAGATGTCATCAATTGGAGATTTGTCTCCCATGTACTGTGGTTATGTAGATGTGTCAAAAGCTACTAAATTAACCGAACTTATTGTCGGATCTAATGTGGAAGGCTATACAAATACAAACCTTAAAACAGTTTCTGTAGGTACTAATAAATTACTGAAAAAAATTAATGTATGTAATTGTCCTAGTTTGATTGACCCACTAGCACTTACAAACTGCCCAAATATTCAGGAAATCTATGCAACTGGTTCTGGCATTACTGGTATTGAATTACCTCCTTCTGGTTATTTAAAGAAGGTGTATCTACCTGGAACTTTAACAAACTTAACAGTTACTAATCAGCAATATATTGAAGAGTTTGAATTAGAGGGTTATGATAATCTAACCACCCTTCGTATTGAAGATACTGTTAATGTGCCTGTCGAAGATATTATGCTTAATGCCCCGAATTTAAATCGTATTCGTCTAATTGATGTGCAATGGGAAGCAGAATCTGAGGATGCACTTGTACAAACAATTGAAAAATTTAAGTCATGTCTTGGTTTGGATGCAAATGGCAATAACACTGATAAAGCTATTGTTACTGGTAGAGTTCATGTTGCAGAGAAAGTTTCTGACGCAGTATTTGGCGACATCTATAATAGTTTCCCCGACCTCGTTGTTGATGATGGCAGTGAAGAAATTTATATTGTAAACTACAAAGATCGTGATGGTAGAATACTGTATTCTACTAGAGTAGCTGAGGGTGCTTCCGCAATTGATCCAATTGAAGAGGGTTATATTGAAAAGCCAGAACCAATTGAAACAGACACGTATAAATATGAATTTATAGGCTGGAGTACATTACCTACTAACATCACAAGACACTATATTATTATTGCTCAATATCATACAAAATTTGCAATTAAGTTCTTTTCAAATGAGAATGATAAAGAGCCATATTATAAGCAATGGTCTGTGCAGGGTGATGCTGCGGAAGATCCTGTTGCTGCCGGTGTAATTTCTGCGCCGACCAAAACTGGAACTAATGATATTAGTTATAAGTTCTCAAAGTGGGACAATCTACCAACAAACGTTCAAAAGTCTATTAGTGTCTATGCACAATATGATACTTACTGGGCTGCAAGATTCTGGAATGATAAAACACTTTATCTAACAGAGTGGGTTATTGATGGTGGTGCAGTTATTGAGCCAAAGAATTATTTTGAAGACTATATTAACCCAACACGTGCAAGCACAGCTCAATATGACTATCACTTCTCTAAATGGGATGGAGACTTTGAAACAACTATGACTGGTACTCGTGAATTCTATGCTACGTATTATAATACAATTCGTAAATACAATGTTTATTTTTATAATGAAGCAAGATTGCTATACACAGTAGAGAGTGTGCCTTATGGTAGCAGTGCGTCTTATAGTGGTCCAACTCCAACAAAGTATGGTGTTGAAGATCCAAGTGAATATGTATTTAAGGGGTGGTCTCCTCTACCAACGGAGATTACTGGAGAAACTAAATGTTATGCTTTATTTAAGTTTACAGGATATCTATTTGGCAAGCTTGGAAAGACAGATGGGGAAGATTATGGATATGGTACAGTTGATAATCCAAATTGGAGTACTATTAATGCTTATTGGGATGTAATTTCTGCTGATGTTGTTTCTTATAAGAATGGCATATTACATGATGATGATTTTATGGCAAAATATCCTATTGGTGGTCGTATGATTATCCCTGTTACACTATCAGACGGTACTGTAACAGCAGATGTTGAAGTTGTTGGGTATAATCATGATGACCTGTCTGATAATTCTGGAAAAGCTCCACTTACATTCTTCTGTGCAGATTTGCCACAAATTTTATACCGAATGAATCAAGAAAGTACTAATGATGGTGGATGGGAAGCTAGTGCAATGCGTGAGTTTGTTAATGGAGATGTGTATAATGCGCTCCCAGACAATCTTAAAATGATTATTAAGCCAGTTTATAAGTTTTCTGATGGTGGAAGGTCTAATTATACATTAGTCACGACAATTGATTGTTTGTGGTTAGCTTCTTGTGAGGAAGTTAATGCGGCACATCTTACTGGAGGGAACTTAGTAATTGGACAAGGAGAAGCATATGATTCTGTATTCTCAACAGTTAATTCTAGTCGTATAAAATATATTACAGATAAAGGTGTAGAGGGACGTTGGTGGCTACGTAGTTCTTATTGTGGTGACTATGGAGATAGCACATTGTTCTGGCGTCTTAGAAGCGATGGAGGCGGTATTCAAGTTGATCTCGCCTTTAATCTTAATTACGTCGCCTTTGGTTTTTGTATTTAATATGGGTTCGCCTCTACCTTAAAAGAGGATAACAAAGCTGGGTGAGTTAATCTTGCCCAGCTATTATATTTTAGGGGGTGAGTCCAATGACAATCCAAGAAATAAAAGAACTATTATTTGGTAATGGTACTTTTTGGGCCTGTGTAATTTTTATAACGTTGTCTATGATTGAGGTTTCAAAAATTAAAATTAATCCATGGACAAGACTCGCAAGTTTTTTTGGTAATATCATTAACAGTGAAGTTATTAAGAAAATCGATAATCTACAGAGCGAGGTAAATGGCGTCAAAAACGAGATCAATAATGTCACAAAAGAAGTGCAAGGTGTTAAACAAGACATGACTACATTTAGAGAAGAAGAGGATGAACGTAATGCAACTTCTTGCAGAACTCGCATCCTAAGATTTGGCGACGAGATTTTGCATGGAACTCCACATAGTAAAGAGCATTATGATCAAATGCTTTTGGATATTTCTACGTATGAAAATTATTGTACAGATCATCCAAAATATATGAATAATGTTGCAGTTGCCACAATTGCTCATATAGAAAGAAAATATCAAGAACACTTAGCAAATGATAGTTTCTTGTAATAAACAATACAAAATTAATATTTGTTAAAATAAAGGAGGGCTTTAAATGGCTTTAATTGGAAATTCAAATGAACAAAAAATGTGGAACTATTTAAAATCAAAAGGTTTAAATGATTGTGGTGCGGCAGGTCTACTTGGAAATATACAGGCTGAATCTGCGCTAAAACAGAATAACCTTGAAAACATTGGAAACACAAGACTTGGTATGACTGATGAGCAATATGTTTCTGCTGTAGATAATGGTGGATATACAAACTTTGTCAACGATGCTTTTGGTTTCGGAATTTGCCAATGGACATACCATACTAGAAAGAGAGCTCTCTATGAATATGCGAAATCTAAAAACAAATCTATTGGTGACTTAGAGATGCAACTTGACTTCTTGTATAAAGAATTAAGTGAAAGTTATCCATCTGTATTAAAAACATTAAAAAATGCAACATCTGTCAAAGAAGCATCTAATGCAGTTTTGCTGCAATTTGAACGTCCAGCAGATCAAAGTGTTGCTGTGCAAAATAAACGTGCATCTTATGGACAAACTTATTACGACAAATATGCAGGTCAAGTTTCAGATGTGAGTCCAGCTACCTATTCTATTTTTAATATGAGAACGACAAAACCAGAGGCTGGTAATAAGTATTATATAACCAAAGCAAACGGTGGATGGTCTGACGCTATTAAAGGAAGTCCAACAGATGCAAATTGTGATGTGTTGCCAAACTGTGTTGGTTATGCTTATGGTCGCTTTAATGAAATTGGTGGATATGGATATTGTAAGCATCTTCGTCCTGTAAATGCGGAAAATTTTATGCAATATAAAGGCTCTCTAGAAGTGGGACAAACTCCCAAGGTGGGTGCCTGTATGGTCTGGCAAAAGGGTAATACTCTTTCCAATTCTGACGGCGCTGGTCATGTTGCTATTGTGGAAAAGGTGGTCAGCTCTACGCAAATTATAACTTCTGAAAGTGCTTATGGTGGTCCAGCATTCTATACACAAACACGTAATAAGGGCACTGGAAATTGGGGTATGGGAAGCGCTTATGCATTTCTTGGCTTTATCTACAACCCCGCAGTAAACGGCTCTACAACTGTTAGCAGTAATGTTACTACCAATTCTTCTGGAGAAGAAGTCTATATTGTTAAAATCCATGACACTTTGTCCGCTATTGCTGCAAAGTATGGGACTACATATCAGGCACTTGCTAAATATAACAACATCTCTAATCCAAATAGAATTAGTGTTGGTCAGCAGATTAAGATTCCTGGCAAAAATGTTAGCACCAATACAAACGCTAATGTAAGCAATAAATCTTGGACTCCAAAAGTTGGAGACGTTGTTATGTATAACGGCAATAAACATTATGTCAATGCAAATGCAGCTGTTGGCTCTGCTTGTAAAAGCGGAAAAGCAAAAATTACAAGCACCTATCAAGTTGGTAAGTCAAAGCATCCATACCATTTAGTTGGTGTTTCTGGAGGATCTACTGTTTATGGTTGGGTTGATGAAGGGAGTTTTACTAAGATATGATAGAAGCTATTAGACTTTTAATACATGAAAATAAACTCAAAAAAATTAAAAAGCAAGGCGAGAGATATAAAAAGGAAAAGGCTATTAAAGATGCTTATGCTGAATATTGGCCTGAGGGTAAAAAGCGCAAGGTTTCTAATATTATGCTAGTTGTTTCTGTGATTGCTATCGTTGGATATGTGATTGCTAATTATGTATTACAGTATAAAACTGGAATAGAGCTTAGTCCAACAATTACACCATATTGGTTTTTATTTTGGACAAGTGAAGTGTTTTTATTAGCAGGAATTAAAACAAGTAAGGTTATCAAGGGACATGATGATTCAATGAATACATTTTAATAAAATGAGCAAACAAGTGACAATGATTTTATGAGGTATAAATATATGAGCAAAAAGAATATATGCGATTTAAAAGAAAAAAGTGATTTTATATGCTTTATGGAAGATGCAATAGACGGTTTGCTACGTATGGTCTCTTGGATATTATTAATATCTATCGTTATCATCGGTATGTATGAGACTCCAAATATATCTACATGGGATGATATTACTGATAATTATACATGTGTAATAAATAATTTTTATATCAATGAAGACTCTAGTGTTGATGATGCGAAGATGCTAAATGAATTTGTTGAAAGTCTACCATCAGTTTTTATAAGGGAATTCAGAAAAAACTGGAGGGTAATTATCGAAGACTATATTCCTACTCCCATTAATTATCCTAATAATGTCATAATTGGTGGGTATACCGATTGGAACTCTAGAATCATTCTTGTTAGAAAACAAACAAGTTCTACTGATACACTCGATACTTTTATTCATGAACTCGGTCATTGTTTTGATTTCGAATATGGTTCAGTAAGTTATAGCGAATTATTTGGCAACATATATGATTTATATAAAGATGATTTTAGTGAACAATATACAAACTCACCTGTTGGATATTCTACATCATCTACGGCAGAATTTTTTGCTACATGTTTTAAAGAATACATATTATGTCCAGAGCATTTAAAAACAGTTGCTCCAAAAGCATATAATTTCGTTGATTATTTCTATAAAGATATACAAAAAATAAAGTATATATACATATACGATTTAGGAGCCGTTGCTAATATAATGTCAAGATTTGCTGAATAAACATAGATTGCATTTGGTATACGTATATTAGCCGAACTCTAAAACAAAGGATTGATATTTCAATATGTTAATCCAACAGTACAAAATTAATATAATAATGTTCATGAAAATATTTATGAATAAGAGAGGTACAAATTATGGAATGGTATGAAATTTTAGCTAAAATTTTAACAGGTCTTGCTATTATGATTCCACTAGTTGTTGAACTAGTAAAGTATGTAAAGAAAGCTGGACAGTCACAGAATTGGACAGACCTTATGACACTTGTGATTAATTTAATGAAACAGGCTGAAGGTATGTTCGCTGAGGGTGCAGATAGAA